AAGCCAGATGCGGAAGAGTGGTTGGGTTGGGCAGTTAACCACGACATCGCGCCTGAGATATGTGCATGGGTCAAGCAGTTCCCGCATGCGATGGCAAGCTACACCGATGGCAACCAAGACAGCAATGAGTTCATCTACAACCCCAAGAAGATGCAGATGGCCTTCGTATCGCCTCGGTCATTGGAACGGGTGAGCAACATCGTCAAAGCCCGAGCCAAGCTAGATGCAGATAGCTTGATAGCAGCAATGAGTGGTGCTGTGGGTGAGGCGGCTAGTCGTGCGATGCAAGCCTACATTGAGTTCGCAGACCAGTTGCCTACGTGGGAGTCGGTGATAGCCAGCCCTAAGACTGCATCTGTGCCTGACAGCGCAGGGGCATGTGCCATCGTGGTGTTCGGTGCTATCAGCAAGGTGGACAAGGCTACCATCAATCACTTCATGGACTACATCGAGCGGTTCGGTGCGGAGTGGCAGGCATGCTTCGCTATCAATATCGCCAAGACCCCGAGCAAGCAGTCCGTTGCGTTCAGCAGCAAGAAGTTCGCTGATTGGGTGCAGAAGAACGAAGACTTACTTTGATTCCTAGGGAGATATAACAATGTTATCCGTAGCCAAGCAGGGGGAAGTGATGGAAGTTCCGCAGAAGGACAAGGAAGAACGTCGGTTGAGCAAGGTGAAGATAAGCATCATGCGCAATCCGAAGTTCGCGCTGTGGTCGGGGATGATGACCATCGGTAAGACCTACGTGAAGGATGGGTTCCCTACGGCGATGACCAACGGGCGCGATGAAGTATACGGGCGGGAGTTCATCCAAGGATTGGATGACAAGGAGTTGGCGTTCGTGGTGCTGCATGAGACGTTACACAAAGCCTACCGGCACATGCATACGTGGCGCAAGTTATGGGAGGAAGACCCACGCCTAGCTAACATGGCCTGTGACTACGTCATCAACCTAGAGTTGGTTGAGATGGACAAGCATAACGATGTTATCGCTATGCCGGTGAAGGGGGGCAAGGCTGTCGGGCTTGTGGATAAGCGGTTCGCCAACATGAATAGTAAGCAGGTGTTCGACATACTCAAGCAGGAGAAGAAGGAGAAGGGCGGGAAATGTGAAGGGGAAGGCGAGGGGGAGGGGAGTGACGGAGGTATCGACAAGCATGATTGGGAGGGTGCGAAGGAGTTGACCGACAAGGAGAAGAAGGAGTTGGAACGTGATATCGACTCCGGTATCAGGCAAGGTCTACTTGCACAGCAGAAGGTGGCTGGCAATGGTGCGGGTGGCATGAGCCGGGAGTTGGGTGAGTTGCTTGCGCCACAGGTTAACTGGCGGGAAGCTCTCCGTGAGTTCGTTAAGTCTACTGTGCGAGGGGGTGATACGTCCTCATGGCGCAGGGTTAACCGGCGGTTCTTGTCGGCTGGTATCTATATGCCTACGCTGATAAGCGAGAGGGTGGGGCATCTGGTGGTCGGCATAGATACGTCGGGTTCTATCGGCGGGAAGCAGTTGAACGACTTCTTGTCTGAGTTGCAAGGTATCGCCAAGGACGTGAAGCCCGAGAAGATTGACCTGCTGTATTGGGATAGCGAAGTAGCAGGACATGAAGAATACGGCACGGGCGACCTCGATAACATTGTTATGTCAACCAGACCCAAGGGCGGGGGTGGCACAGACCCAACGTGCATGATTGGCTACATGAAGGAGAAGAACATACAGCCCGATGCAATCATTGTGCTGACTGACGGATACATTGGTGACTCTTGGGGAGTGGAATGGAATGCGCCGATTCTTTGGGTGGTTATTGATAACGATGTTATCGCACCGGTTGGTAAGACCATACATATTAAGGGGGCTTAGCATGCGCAAGGTATGCGTAACCATAGGGTATAAGAGGTATGTGATGGAAATGGAGGACGCTATGCAGTTTACGGCGTTGCTAGCTAACTCTGAGGTGTATGAACAAGTATCCCGTAGGGAAGCAGAGGGTGGCATTACGCATCACGTGTATGACATTGGTCTAGCAGAGGGATTCTCGATGAACCTAATCTCAGGGTCTCTGTATCAGATGGCAAAACTTGCAGGTAAACCCGTTAAATCTTAGGAGATAGATATGTCTATTACGTCTAGTGCAATATTGGTAGAGCTGAACATCAGTGTGTGGACAGCCAACAAGTTCGACAAGGGCGCAACCGAGAGTGTGCTTATCACTAACGCGGCTGCATCAGGTAGTGCGAGGGTGCAGAAGAACCTGATGGCGGGCACTAACAAGCGCAAGGTAATCGCAGACTACGCAGCAGGGGTGCGGCTGTATCACAACAAGATGACCCTGTCGTGGTCGGACAAGGGGGTGCGGCTGTTGCCCACTTCGTTATTCATGGACTACAAGCAGACCATGAACGTGCATCGCACTAGCATAGAGGCTATGTGGCAGGACTTATACGTTAGCTACCTAGACCTGATAGACCTAGCCAAGCATCACATGGGCACTCTATTCAACCCGGAGGATTACCCTTCGTTGGATGAGTTGAAGGACAAGTTCGGGTTCCGCTTGGTGTTCAGCCCGTTGCCTGAGTCGGGTGACTTCCGTCTGGATATTCCGCAGCAGGATATGCAAGAGCTAGCAAAGCAATACGAAGACAGCTACACCGGACGGCTAGCCGACGCTATGAAGGAACCATGGGACAAGTTGCACAAGCTGCTAACCGGCATGTCGGAGAAGCTGACCGATGTGCAGGGGGATGATGACACAAAGCGGCGCTACCACGACACGCTTGTGAGTAACGCGCAAAGTCTATGCAGTATGCTGACTCACTTGAACATAACGAAAAACCCGCAGTTGGAGGAAGCACGGCGTGCCCTTGAGATAACAATGTTAGGCGTGGACATTGATGGGATTAAAGAGAGCGCCGAGATACGTAGCACGGTGAAGAACAAGGTAGATGAAATCCTTAAACGCTTTGACTGGTAGGAGGGACTAGACATGACATTCGCTAACATACACTTCAAAGACCACAAGGCCGTTGACACAGCCACGGAGGTAAAGCTAGCCCTTGCGCCATTCCTTACGCCGTTGATTCATCATCTGGCGTTAAACAATCCACAGTGGCTATTCACCTGTAAGGGCTACAAGTTCAGCCATCAGGAAACCCACTACGCTCACACTGTCCATATATCGGAGAAACGTGAGCCTCTGGGTAAGATTGAGATAGGGACATACAACGGTAAGCAGGCATTCTGTATACATAACGAACGCATAAAGGAGTCGCGTAAGCGGGGGGAGGATAGCAAGACTGCGGATGTTAAGAAAGCCATAAAGATTGTATCCAAGTTCGTTAGCCGCGTAACCATAGGCGAGATGGTAGAGAAGGCTTTGGCGTCGGCGCAGTCCACTGCTTACAACGTAGACGCACAGAAATACCGTGAATACTCGATGATTTACTTTAAGCTAGAACCGGTGGCTATGCCGTTCCTAGTAGAGCATTGGGAGGAGTTCTCTAAGGTGGCTGCACCTGCGGGGGCTGCGGATTTACCCTTCAAGTTCAATGAATATGGCATCGCTCACAAGGTAAAGCTGGCGCATGAGAACGATAAGACCTACCTTGTATTGATAAATGGAATAGACTACGCTATGAAGCACGGTCAAGGTGAAGTCACGCTCTTGTCCAGTGAGCAGCTACCCGACTTCATACGTAGGGGGGTGGGCATGCTGAAGCTGGTGGAAGACAGTCAGATAATCGACGGGGTCGGGCTTAGAGTAAATGACCACACCTTCATAGTATTGCCCGAAGCATAACAATGTTATAGGGAGGACAACAATGGAAGAAGGTATCAAAAAGCGTGGTAGAGGTAAGGGTAAGAAACTCGCCCTTGCATTTACCAGTATCAGGTTAGAGCCGTTTGTAATGAAGTTCTTCAAGGAAAATTATCCCAAACATGGGCAAGCCAAGATGCGGGAAGTTCTGAGAAGTTTTGTAGACCAACAATCCAAGGAGCAAAGCAATGAAGAAGCTAAACAAAGCAGCACGAATTCAGAAGATGTTATCGTCGGGCGCGACCACAGCAGAGGTAGTGAAGAAGCTGCGGGTATCTAAGAATTACGTTTACTTGGTTAAGCAGAAGACGAAGAACGATAGGCCGACCAAGGTAGTCAAGGTAGGAAGTGCGAAGGTAGCTAACTCCTCCCCCACTACCACTGCATGGCTAGAGAGGAACCCATGGTTTGGTAATGGTAAGGACGCGGACTTAGATAAGACCGCTGTTGCTTTGGCGGCGCATGAGAAAGTGCTACGTAGCGGGGTTGCCGTTGACAGCGATAAGTATTACGCTAGGATTGACGCGCAGATGCGGAAGTATGACAAGGAGGTCGAAGGTGGGTCTGTTCCCCACGAAGCAAACATGGTTAGTCACCCCCCGCATTACACCGTGGGGGGCATAGAGGTAATAGACTTTATCGAAGCGAAGGGGCTGAGTTACCATCTAGGCAACGTGGTGAAGTATGTATCACGTGCAGGCAAGAAGGATGATGCCCTTCAGGATTTGCAGAAGGCACGTTGGTATTTGGAACGGGCTATTCAACGCGCAGAGTAATACAGAGGGCAGTCTATCGACGTATGGCTTAGCCTTGTAGATGCGACTCCATACGTTCTTACCGGTAGCCCTCAGCGCAATTCGTAGCCGGTAAGCCTCCTCGACCTGATGGGCGGCAGGTAATCTACTTTACCGCCCAACCTCCCCTTTTTATTAGCTACCCCTTGACACAGTCAAGGAACCCTGTATCCTCACAGGCATGGCTAACACTCCCGAAGCAAAAGTTAAACACGCGGTCGTTGACATACTTAAGGCTAACGGCGTTTATTATTTCTTTCCCGCGACTCATGGCTATGGCCGGTCGGGGATACCCGATGTTATATGTTGCGTCAACGGTAAATTCCTTGGCGTTGAGTGCAAGGC